CCGCACCCCCGAGCCTTCCCTCGGCCGATGTTCGTCCCAGTTCCTTGGCCAGCACCCCTCCGATGCCAGCCCCCGCGAGGGCTCCGCCAGCCGCGCCCTTCAGGATGTTTTCCCAGGTCAGGCCGTCGCCAAAGATGATGTCTTTGATGCTGTCTACCAGCAGCGTGACACCGGCAGTAATCATGAGACTGCCCAGGACGCCCTCCAGAAGCCCCAGGTCCGGGATGAGCGCGTTGGCGATCTTCCACGACAGCAGGCCCGCGCCGATACCGGCAATCAGGGGGATCATTTCCTTCAGCTTCTCGGTCAGGGCATAGACCTCTGCCCTCAGATACGGGTTGAGCTTCGCGTCGCCCCAGATCTCTCCGGCGGAAACGTCAAGGCCGCCGATGTCCAGACCACCGGCGGCGCTGTTGAGGCTGTCAGCCGCGTTATCGGCCAGAATGTTCAGCTCATCGAATCCGGCCAGGACACCCTTCATGTCCTTTTCGGCTTTTTTCGCCGCCCCGCCCACGCCGGTGGTGGCGTCGGCCAGATCGTCCGCCGCGTCGGCGGCAGAGGTGGCGGAGGAGGCAATACTGTTTTTGGTTTTGTTCTCTGCGGATTTCCCGAACAACAGGGCCGTCACCTGGGCGAAGACCTGCGCCAGCCGGGTCAGGCCCTCGATCATGGCGTTGATACCGGGCAGGACCGCTTGTGCAACGGGAATGATCGCGTTGCCCACCGCTATGCGAAGCTGGTCAAAATTGAGCTGTAGGAGCCGGACCTGATTGGCAAAGCTGCCGGAGGTCCGGGCAAAGTCCCCCTGGGCGTCCGCCGTCGTACTCAGGAGGTAGTTATACCGCAGCACCACCTGCTCCGCCTGAGACATGGCGTTGTAGCTCTTGGTGATGCCCTTGGAGAGGGCATATGCCTCCAGGTTCGCCACGCTCATGTTGATACCCAACTGCTTGAGCGGTTCCGTCTCACCGCTGATGCCCGCTCTGATCTTTTCAAAAGCGGTATCAGTGTCCAGATTGTAGAAGGACGCGATATCCCCAGCCAGTCCAGCCAGCGCCACGGACATCTCCCGGGCCTGGTCCGTCGCCAGGCCGGAGGATTTGAGCATTGCCCCCATTGTGCCGGCGTACTGCTTTGCCGCCAGCTCGGACAGGCCGAACGCGCCCGACGCGGACCGGGCAAATTCTTCGATTTTGGCCGCTCCGCTCCCGAACGTCACATCAATGACGTTCTGGACCTCCTGGATATCGGAGGCAAGTTTGACAGCCTCCTTGCCGAAGTTGACCAGCGTGGCGACGCCGAACACTGTGCCGATGATACCGGCAACCTTTTTCAGGGTCCCGCCAAAGTTGTTGACCGATTTGGTCATGTGGGCAATGCCCCGGTCGAAATCGGAGTGGTTCAGGTCAGCCTTGATACGGACAGAACCGTCATATCCAAACATTGGATGATTTCACCTCCTCCGGTGGTCATGTAGCCGGACCGCGCACCTTCTCCAGGATGCCGTTGATGGTCTCCAGCTCCTCCTGGGTGTACTGGTTCGGGAGCGCAAAGCGCTTTTTCATGCGCATAAATTCCGCCCGCTTTTGTGAAGAAACCTCAGAGGCCGAAGTGGTCCGAATGTTGATGATGTTTGTAAACGCCGTATCCGTCAAATCCCCCAGCATGGGCATAAACTCGAACCAGTGGAGCTTTGACCGGCTGATATCGATGCCGAACACCTTCCGAAACGCGGAGACGATGCGGGCAGAATCGTATTCAAAGGAAAACACCTCCGGCTCATCGTCTCCCCCGGACGCGGCAGGGGCGTTTCCGCAGGACATGAACCAGGAAAGGCCCTCCAGAGCGGTCTGGAGATCGGGGATGCCGTTGCCGTACAGGAGGGACAGCGCCGTGCCGGTCTTCTCGCTGTCGCTGAGCTCCGGGTCGGAGATGCAGAGTTGAATCTGCACCCCGATCCGGTAGTCCGTGCGGATGAGCCAGCCGCAGTAGTCCTCCGGCAGGCGGTCCAGCATGGCGTTATACATTGCCGGTGCGGGCGGCGCTGTACTTGCTCATGCGCTGGGTCTTCTCCTTCGCAAACTCCTGCAAGTACGGGGTGAGCTGCTCGAAGAAATCATAGTAAAGCTCAAAACTGGGCGTGATGTCTCCGAACACCTTTTGGCAGGTGCCCGCGCCAAAGAGATTGTCAACCTCAGACATCATGTTCTTTCCGGCCTCCGTATAGATGGAGAGCACTTCCCGCAAGCAAGCCGCGCTGGTTTCTGCGTCCCCTTGGTATTTCTCCCTGATCTGCGCCTCGCTGGAAGAGAACTCATTCGCCATCTTCTGTGAATTTTCATACAGGGCGAAAAACCGGTTGAGAAAGTCGTTGTCGCTCAGGCTCAGGGTGATGTAATCGCCATCGTCATTGACTTCGATGCGCTTCACCCCGGTGTTTACGCGAATGCCTGCCATCTCTTATTCCTCCTCTTCCATGTTGGCTGCTGCCGATGCACCTTTGGTGAAGACCTTTGTCTCAGGATTGAAAGTCCCATCTTCCCCCGCTCCGCGCCAGTTGATGGTGTAGCCGATGGAGAGCGGGTCAGAGGCCGCGCCGCCGTAGCTGTCGATCTGGATGGAGACCGGCTGCCTCGTAGCAGGGTAGCTGCCGGAGGATGCGGTCTCGAAGACATCCACCATAACGATATCCGTATGGGCGTCGCTGCCAATGGGGAGACGCCTGCGCATATCGTTGATGAATTCAAAGGCCTGGTCCCCCTTGACCACCTGGGAGGTAACAGGGGCATTGGGCTGGTAGCCGGTCATTTCCGTGGTGGCCGTGTCCTGGTGGATGTACTGCTCTGTGCTGGTCTGAGGGTTGTAGGAGATCGTCAGCTCCGTGACGCCGTCGCCGACCAGGGCGTAGGTTCCCGCGCCGGTCCCCTTCGCCGTGTTGATGAAGAGAAGGAACGCGCTTCTTTTTTCTGCCATAGTTTCCTCACTTTCCGGGATGGACCTGATAGGTCATCCGCATGAATATTTGATGGTCCTCCCAGCCCCCCGCCATCCGGGCGAAGAGGGCGGCGGGAGTGACCTGCTCGATCTCCTGGACCTCCAGACCGTCGCCGATATCCGGCTTCTGCCCCGCGGCCCACTGTGCGAGCCCGTCCAGGAGCTCGTCCGCGCTCAGCCGGGCCTCCGGGGTATCCGGAGCCGTCCTGTAGATGATCTTGAACTGATAGTCCGCTGTGTATGCCCCGTTGATGAACCGCTCTACGATATAGGCGCTCTGGACAAGGGACATCGCCATGCCGGGCGTCTCGTCCTCCATGAACTCATAGTCAATGAAATCAATGGAAAAGGGGATGTCCGCCTGCGCCTCCAGCCACTTGTTCAGCCAATCCAAAAGGTTTCTGGAGATTCCCGCCTCCTCAAAAGCGGAGACAAATTCAATGGTCCTATCTTCCGAACTCATGCCGCATTGCCCTCCCTGCTACTCGCTCCCATTTCCTCATGTTCTGGGCCTTGGATGCCTCGAACCAGTGGTCCTGGGCCTTGCTATGGACTGCCGTGCTGATATCCAGGTCCCTGCCCGTGACGATCTTGGTCGCCCCCTTTGTCGCGAAGGGACTGCCGGTCCTGGGGTCGATCATCAGCTTCCCCCTGTAGAGGAACCGGGCATAGGGGCCGGGGTAGATGATGGTGTCGCCGTCCACCTGCGTCCGGCCGGCAAAGGACTTCGTCCGCGCGGGGACATACGGCTCCGTGTCCTTCGCCATCTGGACCGCGAGGGTATGCTTCACCCCAGGCGCGGCCTGGGCCATCCTCCGGGCGATATCTCCGAAGCCCCTTGTTTCCACTTTGAATGTCAAACCGGCCTTCTCACACCCCTCCGATCTCCCAGTGGGCCAGTCCTCCGAAATTCCGCTCTTTGATCCTGGAGACGTGGTACACCTGGTCGTACAGCGCCTCCAGCCGCCCCCGCACCTCCTCCGGAGGCGTACCCTCCGGAGGCAGGGCAAGGCCCTTCACGAAAAAGGTAAAGCCCCTGCCGGGGGCGCTCCGGCTGCTGGCCGCCAGGGTCCAAAAGCCGCTTTTATCTCCCGCGCTCCAGAACTCCACCGGCGGCAGGTACGCTTTCGGCTCCCCGGTCACCGCGTCCACGGCCTCCACGCCGGAGGGCACGTACAGGACCGCCCCGTCCGCGCCCTCCAGGCCGTTCCGGTCCGGGTCCGCCCCCCTGGAGGCGTCCAGGAACACGCCCCGCAGGAGGGTGACGCTGCTTTCCACCGTGCTCCTGACCGTCCCCCTGCCGGTCCTGACGGCCACGTTGTAAAGCGTGACCGTGTGGGGGAACATCCCCGCCGCTGGGGACGCGTTCAGCCGCCGGGGGCGGCTCAGCCTCTTCGGTGCGGGCATGGGTACGACCTCACTTTGAAAATACCGGCGAAGGCCGGGAGCTCCCCCAGGTACAGCAGCAGGGCCTCCCGCTTCCGCCCGGCGAGGTATGACACCTCAGCGGAGGAGACGGAAGGGGCGCGGTAGCTCCTGGACCAGCCCCCCACCGTCTCGCTGGAGACCGCCTGCTCCCCGCTGAACGCGCTTGCCGTCATGATGCTCTCGTCCAGCAGGATGTCCGCAATGGCGCAGGCGCACTTTTTCACGGCCTCCAACTGCAAGCCGTCCGCCCTGTCGGAGAGGCCCTTGGTGGCCGATCTGATGTAGTCGGAGGCCCGCTGGGAGAGCCGCGGGAAGTCCTCCCCGGTGATCGCGTCCCCGAGGTACTCGTTCAGGTAAAAATCGTAGTCAGCGTAAGCCATCCGGCGGGCCTCCTTTCTCAGCTCGCGGCCTTGATCGCGGACAGGATATCCGCCTTGTTCATGGAGGCGCTGACGCCGCTGATGTTGTGCGCGTTGGCGTAGGCGAGCAGTTCGTCCTTCGTCATACTGTCGAGATCGTCCTGCTCATTGGGAACATCGGACAGGGCGGCTGCAGCCGTGCCGCCGGCGACCTTGATCACAAAGGTCTCGTCCATGCGCTCGTAGGAGGGCAGCACGATCTCGGAGACTGTGGTCTTGGTGTTCACGGGATCAATGGTGACGCTGACCGCCACGGCGATGCCGGTGTCCACGATCGCCACATCCGCCTTGCCGCTGCCCAGCAGAGTGCGCTCCTCGGGCGTGGTGCCGTACCAGGTACTGCCCAGGGCGCCGTCCGGCAGGAGGGTGACCATATCGTCCGGATAGAACTGGTGGGTCGTACCGGTCTCGTCCTTGTACTTCTTGGTGTAGACAACGAGGCGGATGCCCAGCTCCGTGCTGAAGAGCTCCGTCACCCGGGCGTCTGTCACCAGGACGTTGGCCGTGACGTTCTGGGCGAGAATGGCGGAGCGGACCTTCACGTTCTTCTTGAGGTAGCCCATGGTCTTCTTGCTCAGGAGCAGCATGGAGGGCCGGGTGCCAGTCTCGGCCTCCACGGCGTCCTGGGCGCTCATCACGTCGCTCAGGGGGTCGCTGTTGGCGAGGTCGCTCCACTGGGCCGTGCCGGTCAGGGCCCGGTAATGGCCGCTCTGGTAGGTGCCGCCGGCATCGTAGTTGTAGGAGTACTGGACGCCGTTTGCCTCGATGTTGATCCGGGGGGAGCCGTCATCCACGGGTGCGAGAAGCTGCATCCGCATCCGCTCCGCCACGACACGCGCGCCCTCCACCAGGGTGTTGGTGTCGTCGTAGACATGGTTCAGGACCTCCAGGGCGTAGGGGTCGCTGGCCTCCCGCACCCGCATGATGTTCTGCTCGTCCTCCTCCTTGACCAGCATGGACTCCCGGAAGAAGGCCATCTGGGTCTCGTCCATCTTGATGCCCTCCCGGCTGCGCAGGGTGGACTTCGCGTCGAAGTTGGACGGCGCCAGGGACACGGGCAGGCCCTTGTGGGTCTTGATCCACTTCAGGTCCAGGCCCATCTTCTTCCTGGGCGGGAACAGGCCCTCGCCGAAATACGCCTGCCGGTTGCCGGCGGCCTCCGTCTGCTGGATGGCAATCGCCTTCGCGCTGTAGATTTCAGTCAGCCTCATGTTCTTTTCCTCCTCGTCACATAAATACAACGTTCTTCAGCGCGGCCTTGACCGCCTCGCTGATGGTCACGCCGGAGTGGGCCTCCGCCGCAGCGGTATTGATGTAGCCGCCGACGACCACCGTGCCCTGGGGGCGCTTCTGGTCCACGTCGTGGAGCAGGATGCCGAACGCGTCCGCCCCCGCAGCCTTGGTCCCCTTTGCGGCCATCGGCGTGCCGGCCTTGCACACGCCGTCCGTGAAGGAGGCGGCGTCCAGCGTTATGGCGTCCCCCACGAACTCGCTGTTGTAGAGGATCTCCACATCCGCGCTGACGGTTTTGGTTTTGTACCCCATCGCTTCAAGTGCCATTACGATTTCCCTCCTGTATAAGCAGAAATGATGTCATTGGCGGCTTTGCCGCTCTCCGCGTTGGCCTTGCCGATGGCCTCCGCCATCAGCTCCGCCGGTGTTTTCGTCCCGCCACCGCCGGGAGCGCCGTGCCCGCCGCCGCCTCCGGTGATGAAGCGCGGGGACGCCTTGTCGGGGGCAAAGGCGTCCGGGTCCGCCTCCCGCTGGGCCTTGATGAAGTCGTCCAGGCCCGTGAGCTCCCCGTCCGTCAGCTCCAGCTTCTTCTCCTTGACGCGGGCGATGAAATCCCGCTCCGCCGCCTTGCTGGAGAATTTCAGCGCCCTGCCGGAGATGGCCCGGGTGATGGCGTCGGAGTAGTCCCGGTCCGCCAGTTTGGCGTCGCGCTCAGCAATGTCGGTCTTGTACTTCTCCTGGAGCTCGGAGAGCTGCTTCTTGATACCAGCTGCATCGCCATCGCCGCCGGCATTTTTCAGCTTCTCCAGCTCCTCGCTCGCGGTGGTGAGCTTTCCCTGGGCCTCCGCCAGAGCGGTCTGGGCGGTGGTGGTCTGGGCCTTCTCCTGGTTGACGTCCTGGGTGTTCATGCCAATCACCTTGTCCGCCTGCTCCTCCGTCAGTCCCAATGCCAAAAGGTCCTCTTTTTTCATACAGTCCTTTCCCGGCGGGCGGTTCAGATTGCCACCCTGCCGTCCCACTTAGGCCCGTGGGGAGGCCAAATCATATAAAACCGCTACAGCGGGTTTTACCGTTTAATGTTAGCGATGATGTACAGCACTACACAAATCACTGCAAAAACTGCCCATATTATAAAGGCAATGATTTTCAGTTTGAAATACAGTTCCACCATGGCATCCTCCTAACAAGAGAACCATCAGAAGCCGAGATTTTCCCGGCAACTGATGGCTCTTGTTCTTAGGTATTCTCTTTTATGACCGCCAATGGGCGGCTGTTCTCCCGCGCTACTCCTGCTGCGTAAAATTGACTGTCACCTATTTCAGTCTCCCTTCCAGTATTCCTTTGGCGATGGTCGCCATCATCCGGTCGTGATCCTGCCCCTCTCCATCAAACGTGCGGACAATGGGATCATCATCGCCATATGGCTCTGCTTTTTTCAAAAGTTCTTCAAAAAAAGTCTTATCCTCTGGTGATAAATTTGACCCCATATTTTTCTGCTCCTCTCAAAAAACGGTCCATAATTTTCGCATACTCTGATGGATTTTTCGCCTGTTTGAGCTCCAAAGAAGCTCGCACATACGCCTTTACAAAGTCAGCCGCCGAGTAATCATCGCTTTTTTGCAGCGCATAAACGCTTCCATTATTTCCAACCGCCGTTAGGAGCGCCATGTCAGCGCTGTTGATAAATCCTTTGATATCGTTTTCGGAAAATGTCAGCCCCGAAGGATGGTTGTGAACAAATATGTGCGGCTCATGACAGAGTGGCGCAACGATCTGATGCCCGGCATACTCGCCTATCTTCCGCTCAATCAGCCGCATATCAGGTGCATAAACAGCCCCGACCTCTGTGCCTACTGGTTTGTCCATCACCGCCCGCAGTAACTCCCTGTGGGCCGTTTGCAGCCGCTCCGCCTGCTCTTGGCTCCAGCCGTCCGGACGGACTTGCGGGACGCGCCGGATGGCTTCTTCGGTGATCGGGATGCCCTTGTATCCCTTATCATTCAGTATACCAGATTCTGTCCGCTTTGCAAGAGGTTTTGAAGTTTTCCCAACATCACCGCCGTCTGGATACAGCACCTTCATCCTTTCCCGCTGCTCCGGCAATCCCGCCGCCTTGCTGAACGCCCTGTACTCCTGGTTCAGCCTCCGCAGGCGGATGTTGGCGGCCTGGGCGTCCTCGGTCAGCCCCGCAGCCTCAAAAGCGGTTTTCCGGCGCTTCAGCTTCCGCACCGTGCGCTCAATCTGGCGCTGCTTCTGGGTGGCCTGATAGTCGTCATACTCCTTGCCCTCAAACTTGATTTTGGGCCGGTTCTCCGGCTTCATGGCCTCCAGTTCCGCATCGGTGTAGGTGCGCTCGGATACGCCCTCTATGTACGGCCAGTAGGAGTGGCGGCAGTTAGCCCCGCCAATGCCAGTTACGGAGCCATAGCCGCACTTTTCCAAAAAATCGGGGTATTCTGCCATTGCCTCACCACCTTCACCAATACTTCCTGTTTTTCCACTTACCACATTTCGGGCAGTGACAACGCCACACTTGGACACGGAACCCGGAATAGTCGTGGTATTCTCTTACCATGTGGCCCAAAATCCAGTCATGCTTGCAGAAAATTTTCATAATAACCTCTTGCAAAATCAGCAGCAGCGGTGTATACTAAATTTAAGGACAATATGTCCGCATGAGCTTGAACCTCTGCCCAGACTGGCGGGGGGGCAGGCTCATTTCTTATATCTAAAAACTTTTGCAATTTCATCCGAGAGTATCACCACAATGTCAACAGAATCTGCGTTGCTATGGCGCATACGGCTGGTGATAATTGATTGAAGCTTTCCCAAATCAATCATCCTCCCTCTGTAATCAAGGAAAATTCCACCAGGGTTTCTATTGATTTGCTTTAAACCGTGTCGTATTGCCGCATCGGCCGCTTTTTCCGTTGTCGCGGTTTTCAAGTCCCACAGCTTTCCGCGCCATATATAATCTGGTGTCTGCACCTTGTCCTTATTGACCTCATCCAGAAGATGAATATCCCCACCGAACATCTTGTGTAACCACTTGGAAAAGTTGACTTCCGCCTGATGGCGACTTTGGTCAAAGTCCGTATCGTATGTAATCGTCCCTTTCCCTGGTGTGGCAGTGTCCAGATATTCCTGTGTCACATCCATCGGTGTTAAGATGGTGCGTGGGGCTGGCTGAACAGGTGCGGGCGCTGCTGCCTGAATTGGAGCAGGCGGTGTTGGCGTTGGCTTTGGTGCCATCTGATGCTCCGGTTCCGCATACCCATCACCGTTCTTCCGCCAGCGGTACACCTTCCCCTGCCATTTCGCGTGGTTCTCCCAGCCCATCGGGCCATCGGTGTTCCGCGCTCCCAGGTGGGCCGTGACCTCCACCAAATCCGTCCCCAGGTAGTCCATAGACTGCTCTCGGTACTTCTGGTTGAGCTGGTTTACTCCCGTCATCACTGCCCGGCGTACGGCAACATCTAAGTGGTCAATATGGCCGCTTTCATATGCTACCCGGTTCTTAAGCGGATTTCCTTTCTTGTCGTAAGCAATGCACAGACCCCTGTCTGCGAGCTGCTTCACCTGCTCTGAAATGGCTTGCGTGTAGCTGATGGCGCCGGACTGGATTTGCATAGCGGCTGAATCAAGACAATGCTGGTAAATCTTTGCAGGCGGAAGCATGTTCAACCGTCCGCCCTGCACCACCAGAAATCCCATAGACCCAGTAATATTTTTATATGCCCCCCAGGTTTGCCGCCGGATAGCAGATATATCTGCGTCATCAATCAGGCGTTCCGGAGCTGTTACATGGGCCAGATCAATCATATCGGTATAGTATTTCTGGTTGCGGGATATCACATCATCCAGAAGCGTATTCAGCTTTTCTTCACCTGTGCTTGTTGCGTTTTGAATTGCTTTTTTGATTTCCGGGATCTCAATTCCATGTGACCGCAGGGCGCGGATGTCTTGCACCGTGACCTCGTTAAGGTTGTCCGCTATTTTAAGCCTGCTGCAAATCTCCTCTAAAAGTTTTAATTCAAGGTCTCGAAATAGTTCGGCAAGTTCTTCTGGGAGGGCATCCAAGATTGCTGGTGAGAAAGGATAGCGGGGCATTTACTCCACCTCTTCCTGTTCCTCATCCACCATATCCTCCATATCCGGCAGCATCTTCCGGGCGGTCTCCTCGTCCTCGCCGAAGTAGCGCATCCGGTACTCCACCGGCCCAATGATGCTGGCGTTCAGCAGGGACAGGCCCATCGCCATATCCTGCCGCTTGGATTCCGGGTCGTCCAGCACCCCGTCCCCCCAGTGGTAATCCACCTTGTATGTACCGGCTGGGGCCAGCTTTGCAAGGTCGCACAAGGCGCTCATAGCGTAAACCAAGCCGTCAAGGGAATCTTGCAGCGCCTTTTGAATGGATTTTTCTGTAACAAACTGCCGCTGCTTCGCGGAAATGATCTCTGTTGCGGTCTTTTCCACACTCTGCGGGTCGGATATGGAGCCGAAAGCTAAACCAACGTTGAACTCTATGCGCTGCAATATATGTTGAAATCCATTGTAAAGCGACTCATCGCGGATTTCGGGGTTGATAAACTGGAAAAAATTACTGTCGCTGAATGTCCCGTATTCGTAAATCTCATCGTCCGCCTGTGAAGAATCCATGACGGACCTGTCAATCATCATCCTGCGCTTTCCGGTCTTATGCTCCCTGATAAGCTGCCTCCATTGCTCGTCCGCCTGCCATATCAGGGATACCGTCGCCCCGGAATATACCGAAACGCCCAGCGGCGACGACATGTCGATATGATTGCCGGAGGGCGGTTTGAAATAAGCGAACAGCGGGCCGTCCAGAAACTCTATTTCTTTTCTTGGCTCCAGGTCCGCCCATTCCCTTACGGAAGCCAGCGGGACTTGATCGCCTATTCCCCCGTCCGCCCCGCTCTTAAAAGCCTTGTTCTCCACCACATAGACGCTGCCCCCGTCCTCACTGGTTTGGTAATCGTGGTATTCCAGCTTGACGAACCAACCCTTTCCCTGCCGGACCGGATTGCTTTCAAATACGCCGCCGACCGCTTTCCCAGCGCCATCGAACCGGGTGGGGGTGAATTTTGTGGTAAAAGCGTCCACAAGTATCCTTCCATTATCAGAATACGGCTTGAGCGCCACACCGCCCAGGCATAGGCCTAACTCAAGATAGATTGCCAATTTTGCCGCTGCGAGCTGCATCTGCTCGTTGATGTACTCCGCCCTGGCGCTGCCGGACACCGCCACGGAAAACTCCGCCAAAGCATGGCGGGCCAGCTCCATGCCGATAGACCGTGGTATATCTAAAGGCCGTAAGCACTCCGACTCCCAGGGGGGATGGTTCGTGTACATTTTCCACCAGAGGTTGATGTTGTCCCGCATCTTCTGCGAAGCGGCGGGGGGAACCCCAAACGCCTTCTCGATGGTTCCGGTTGGCGTGGCCACGCTATTCGATTTTCCGAAACCAAAGAAGTTTCGTACTTGGTCAATGAAACCCATATGTCACTCCCGCAAGTCTTTCCCACACATAGGGCAAAACTCAATGTTAAAAACTTGGTGATAGCCACTGTCAAAATAGATGTACATAAACCCACCATCAACGAAACCCTTCATCCCATATTTTTCGTATACTGGATTACTTTTTTCATCTGAAAAGTTTTTTGTTCAAACTCCGCCGCCCCGCACTTCCCGCTCCATGACAGTAGAACAGAAGTATCGGAGCTGGTCCATTCCGTGGTCGAATTCTTCGATTACGGCGTCCTCCGGTGCGTCGGTGTCCCAACGGTACTGCCCAAATTCAGAAAGAATTCCCACGCACCCCCGGCAGATCAGGACGCGCCCGGCCTTAAGAAGGGACGCTGTAAGCCGTATACCGTCCAGTACGCTGTTGTCTGCGTTCCAGACGGGAAAGCGCCCATGCCGCCGGATGGATTCCTTGAAACTGGCGGCGGACGGGTCTACGATGACGCGCTCGATTTTGCGTCCACCGGCCAGTTTCTCTATTGCTTCATAGTGTTCCTCATCCGTGCGGCGGGGGTTTTTGCTGTTTCCGTCCTCCGCACGGCTGTCGTAGTAGTACTCACTGGCCATGTAGGCCGTACCCTTCCACAGGCACCACAGGCCCGCCGCCGTTGGGTTGACGGTGCCGTAGTCCAGGGAGATGTACCATTTCCCCCGCTGGAGGGCCTGCCAGGGGATTTCCCCGATGGTCATGCTATCATTGAAGAAATCATAGACAAGTCCCTCGGCGACGCACCACATCCCCCGCACATACCGGTCATAGAACACGCCGGAGTACATGGACTGATACCGTGCCAGGGTCTTTCCGCTCAGGCTGGGGTTGTCTGTCATCTCGAAGTGCAGGTAAAGGGCGTTGTGCTCTTCCCGGCGGTCGATCCACTTTTTCTTGAACCAGTGGTTAGGGTTGCCGGGGTTGCAGGAAAACCAGAATCTTGCCCCATCCACGCTACACCGGGCCAATGCCTGGTTGACGAAGCTCTCCGGCATCAGTACCACCTCGTCCAGCAGCACCCCCGCCAGCGTCCGGCCCTGGATCAGGGCGTAGCTGCTCTCGTCCCGTCCGCCGAACACCTCGAAGTAATTCACAATGGGGCCCCGGCGCACCTCCAGAATCTTCTGCGAACGCCGCCAATGGAGCGTATATCGCTTTTTGGCGTAGTGCATGGAGATATACGGTATCACCATATTTTCCGTGGCACTGCCCACGGTCTTGCCGCAGATGCCGAACCGCTGGCTAGAAAACTCCCGCATGGCCCAGTCGATGAAGGCCACGACCTCGATGGAGGTCTTGCCAGAGCGGACCGCGCCGTCGCAGATCAGAGCATCGTAGGGGCTGTAGGGGAAGGCGAGGATTTTCTTTTGCTTTGCTGAAATCATGTGGTAACTTCAAATCTTATTTTCATTTGTGCCGGATAAAGGTCTACCTCTGGCCTGCGCTTCCCGGTCCACCGCAGTCCCCCAGCCCGTCCCACGCATTTCCATCCGGCAGCACGGAGGCTCGTCCCGTTCTCGCTCTCCAGGATGTAAGTCACCAGTTTTTTGTATCCCATGGCACGGGCCACCCTCCATGCGGCGGCGTATAACATGGAACAGGCGTTGTGGGTCCCGTCTGTGCAAAGCCGATTTACCTCCAATGTCCATCCATCGTCTAAATGGCGGGAAACAGGCCGCCCCACAATGGCAACGCCAACTATTTTCTCTCCATCGGAGCAACCGATGGAAAACTTGTGTCCCACAACAGGCCCATGGTGGCGGTGGTTTTGCTCCACAAAGGCATTTGCCTCTTTCAGCTTCATGGGAACAATTTCAAGCATCGCCCTCCAACCCCTCTCCCAATTCCCGCAGGCTGCGGCTCAGATCGTCCTCTTCGGCTTCGTCCTTCGGACCGCCGCCTATCATGGCCCATTTGTCAATCAGAGTCCCCAGCGCCGTGGTGATCTGCGCCGGACTGGCATCCGCAAGTTTATCCGGGCTGTTCAGGGCGTCCAGCCCTTTTCCCAGTATTTCACACACGATATTTCGCTTATTCTCCATGTAAGCAATAATATCAGCGGTGTTCTTCTCTTTTTTATCCTGCGCTTTCTTGGCGAAATCGGCGCAACTCGCAACTAATCGACGCACTGTGTCCTTTGAAACGCCGTTTACTTTCGCTGTTGCGCTATAGCTCTCTAATTCGGTATAGTCCGCAAGGATTTTCTTTTTTTGCTTATCCGTCAGCCTTGCTGCCATACCACCACCTCTCAATCAAAATTTATTATTCTTCATACAAAATCAACGGTCACAAGGCATAAACCTCTAGTACCATTACAAAAGAGCTATCAAGACCATTCCAGGGATTTTAGCCGCATATCCAGATAGCTGTTCCATGTCAGCGGCGGCAGTGGCATTGAGGTCCAGTTCCGGAAGCGGGAGGAGGAATTCCCCAGTGAGCTCCCTCGTGGCGTAGGCCTGTAGCACCTGCCTGTATGTACCGTCGTACTGAGCCGCCAATCGCTCCAGGATCTGAGCCTTGCGGATGCGTACATTTTCGGCGCGGGTCTGGGCCATGATCTTCTGGTATTCGGTCATGCTCCGGCTCCCATGTACTGTACTGGGGAGGAACGCTTCCGCCAGCACATCTTTGGCTTTGAGCTGATATTGCTTCAATGTCTCTGCCAGTTCCGGGTGTTCCTCTTTCATCGTGGGCGTGATGCTGATCTTTGCCAACCAGAGAGGCACAAAGTCCAGCTTGAGAGCGATCGTCTCATGAGCAGGGTCAAACACCCCTGCATGAAATTTCGTGCAACCCTCTTGTAGCACTTCATCGCTCTGGACTTTGACGATCTCTCCATTTGCTTGTCCTCTGGATAAACCGATGCCATTGCACATCCATTTGACGCCCACCCAGATCTGCCCGTCCGCGTCACGGGCCGCCATGAGTCCTGTTCCCAAGAACGGGACTTTTTTGATCTCAAGTTTTTCCATTCGAGAGGTCTCCTTCCAAGATGTGATAGAAGAGGCTGCGGGAACATACCCCGCCATGCGTTCCCTCTCACAGTGCAGCTCCCGGTCCATGCGCCGGTCCGCTGCATATAGCCCCTGCCGCTTCCCGCTACACAGAGATATGAGCTTCAAAGAACGGCACATCTCCCACATCCGGGGCAGCGGACCGAGACCCGCTGCCCCTTCGTGGTCAAGAGGAGGAGGAGCATGGGTGGGAGGATGGAGGGCTCCCACCTATGCTATCCTATCACATATCCTGACCTCCACTGACCAAAAAAGGTCAGGTCTAATAATTTGTTCTCCCAACAAGATAATCGATACTCACATGGAAATAGTTGGCGATCGCAATCAGCGAATCCATATTTGGTTTCGTTTCTCCACGCTCATATTTTTGGATCGCAGTATCTGGAAGCCCACAAAGCTGAGACAGGACTATCCTGCTCTTCCGTTCCTTTTCCCTCAATCTTTGCAAACGATACGGGAACTCATCCAACCTACATCCCTCCCCTGACATGCGGGACATCATACCCCGTTTCCCGCTTGATCCTTTGGATACAGTTCCTGACAGAACCCGGCGTACTGTCCAAGACCTCGGCGATCTGCCGGGCCGTCAAGTCCTCCCAGTCGCCCTCCATCACCGACCAGATCAACGAGCCTTTGCGGTACGGGTCTTCCGGCCTAGGCACGATCATCACCGTCCCCTTCTTCTGGCCTGCGGCGGTAAGCCGACCAGCCATTGCCGCACATTTTCAGGAGGCGTACTGTACCATCCGTGAAAAAGATGCTGTCCGCATCCATTCGATCTACTACACGGCAAGTGCACCAGCCCCTCTGTTTCGCGTAGTTTTCAAAATCCTAGACGTTTGGGAATTTAGCCCGGTTTCTCCTTATGCCAGACCGAGCCCTTTTTCGTGAAGTGCATCCATCCGCGCCCCGGTTCGTATCTGGCCGCAGGTTTCCCGCAGACCTGGCAATAGATGGACGGATGCACGCCGACGGACTGCATCCCGCCCCGGCCAGCTCCGCTCCTTCGGCTCATACGTTGCCTTCCGGCTTGCGGCGGTAGGCCAGCCAAGTCTTTCCGCAGTTCTCGAACACAGCCATTTTGCCATGGGCCTCTCGACATAGCTCGTATTCTGCATCAACCAGCATCCAAGTGCAGAAACCGCCGCTTCCGCGCATCGGAACGATCCACACTGGCTCCCCATCCATCCCCCGCAGCTCCTCCAGGGTCAGTGGGTCGTTGGTCGGCAACGGTTCAGCTTCGACCTCCGGGGCGCTATCAAATGCGTCAATGATTTGATTTGCGCGGTAATTGTCCCCGTCGCCATGAAGCAGGCAATAAACCAGCTCCATGAAATCATCCCGATATGCGCCGTTATCGTACAGTTTCATCGTTTCCTACAATCCTCCCCTCAAGCTCAAAAGTTTCAGCCGCTCAAGAAATTTGTTTGTCACTTCCGCTTTTTCCTCCCTCCAGGCATCTTCACGTGCGGCACAATGTACCCGGTTTTTATTTTGATTTTATAAATATCAGCTGAAATTTCATAACAAGAGGTATCGAGCAATTCTGCTATGTCATGCAATGTTAAATCAGATATCCCAGGCAATCCGTCAAATTGCTCCTGGATCGCCATCTCCATGATATTCCAGACACGGCTGCCTTTCCGGAAAGGATTTATGGGCCGTTCTTCTCTGGTCATCGGTCACACACCCTCTATCCTTGTCTGCCTATTGTCTTTCGGTTTTTCCTTGATTTTCATTTTCTCCCGGAACTCCAGGAATTTTCTGGTGTAGTCGTAGCTCTCCCCGAATACGGTCAACATTGCCTGGTAACGCTTCGGCTCAAATATCTGCACCCGTTTTAGCTCCTCATCAAACTCTTTGCCGAACGGGCACCCGGCACATCCGGTCCGGTCCATCCCCCAGACTTCATAGCAGTCCGATCGCACAATGCCGTAGTGCTTTCGATACATTTCCTTTTCCGGGTCTCCCCACCAGAATATAGGCCGAAACCGTGACAACTCCCAGCTTCCACCGTCATCAAAGCAAGATTTGTATGTAGTGGATCGCTTTCCTCCCTCGAGTTTCCGTACCCCGGTGATTGCTAGGCCATAATCTCCGCTGTCCTCCAGCGCGTGCGCCGGGTCTTTTTTTGCTTTTTCGCAGCACATCGCCGAAATTCGCATCGGGGGCGGAAATTGCTGGATAAACTCTTTCAGGCCTGGCGTGTAACTGATGTTGAATCTTGACTTATCTCCCCACTCGTTGCACCACCAGCGCAGCGCGGCCTTGCAGCGGGGATATTTCTTCAGCAGCTCCTCCACGCTGCCATCCTCCCACTGGAAATTGTGGCGCTGGAGCCGAGACATCATATCGGAGACATACTTGGACCAAAATGGGACTCCATACTCCCGGACACAGGTTGGGATGTGCTTTTTTGGCTCTATTGATCTGATTTTTACTCCATATACCGACTCCAAATAAGCGATGTGATCCTTTGTCGCATCGTATTCCAGGCCGGTATCGTAAAAAACAAAATCTGTTTTTTCCTTTCCGCCGCACCGGATCACAAGGTCCAGGACAATGTCGCTGTCATAGCCACCGGAGATTGCACAGAGTATTTTTCTGTACTCATGTATGTAGTCATAGCATTTGTAAATCGTGGCCTGAATTTCCGCATTCTTAGGCCCGTCCAGAACGATGTCAGTTGCGCAATTATACAT